CATAAGGTTTATTAGCCATTATTAGTTACCTCCATATAATGTTTTGTATTCTTCGGGATTATTTACGGAATAATCGTATCTTTCCTTCGGTGTCATTGCTCGGAGTTTTTCAATTGTCATTGCTCCTCCATCACTGCCGGGAGTGGGGGCGGGGGTTTCTTTAAGCAACTCTGCACGAAGATTTTTTTCACGATTTTCCATATAGGTTTTTTGGTTTGCAAAAACGGTGTTCATGTCACCCTTCGCTATTGCCTCTGCACTTGATTTAGCCAGCTTTTCATCATAGCCCATGCCCAGATAAGCATTGGTGTAATTACCTACAGTTTCCTTGAGTTCAAGTTCCTGTACGCGGGCAAGAAGTGCTTCTCGCTCCTCTGCATCTTTAGCTGCCTTCGCCTCATCATCTGTCATACGCGCTTTCAACTGCTTGTTGAGGTCGGATGCCTCGGATGCTTTCTTGTCGAATGTGGCCTTGCTGACAAAACCGTTCTTTTCGGGGTCAAAACTTTCCCATGCGGCAAGTTTTTCTTCGGGTGTCATGTTTTCGTAGTTTTCGATGTTGATTTTCATAGAAATTCTCCTTTGGGTTTTTAAGCGTTCTCTCGCATTTATTTTTTGGGCTTTTATAGTTCATCTCCGAACTTCATTGGGCTTTTTAACTGCATCTCCGCAGTAAATATAAAAACGCCAACCATCCGGGATTTCCGGGTAGTTGGCGTTCTATTTTTGACGCTCTGTTTTTATATATATCTTTTGCGTTTCGGTATCGATCTCAACCAATGCCTTGCATTTGGGGCATCGTATTTGAGCCTGTCCTTTTAAGTCTACCAACCTCCTACCACATTGAGGATTAGGACAACGAATTTGTTTTAGATTCTGCATATTTACTCCTCTCTTACAGGCACAACATAGCAACGACATCCGTAGTGCGACTTTGATGGAATAGCAGAAATCTTATATATCTTGCTGTTTCGCTCGTTACAAGTCGAACAAGTTGTTTTATCATCACGAGCAATCCACTTGACTTTCTTAACCCCCATATCCTTGAAGGCTTTTATCGTAGCGTTATCAACCATGCTGATGCCGTATTGCATCGTTTGGGTCCACCACAAATTAGCGGTTCTCCGTAGTCCATCGTTGAACATATGCCTATCGTTGTATTCTCTTGCGGTAAGAATCTGTTCATTCAAACGAAGTCGTTTTCTCTCTGCTTCTTTTTCGTACAAATAACCCGTCACCAGATTATAAGATATTAAGATTTCATCAATCCACGCTTCGTTTATCTTTTCTTCTTCACCAACAAAGCCCTCTGCTTTGGATGTCTTTACTGCCACATCGTATGCTTTTTTAGCCGCATCCAAATACAGAGCTTTGTTGTCAGTTAAAAGACGGTCAAACATCTCTTGCGTGGTTTTCCGGGTATTCACAACATTAAGTTCATCAAAACCCGTTACTCCAAGATGATTAAACTCGGTTCTAACCTTTTTCTTTGCTGTGGCGAGCAGTTTGTCAAGATGCCTATACATCTTCTTCCTCATCCTCAACTTCTATCGGATTCCACTTTTCCATCTGCTCATCGTAATACGCCTTACTCTGCAAGTATGCACTTTCGGGGTCAATGAACATTCCGCAATATGTGAATGCGAGTTCGGGGTGGATCTTCGGGTTGTTGAGCATTGCGATAAGTACCTGCGACTTACTTGCAATGTTATCGTAGTTACGTCGAGTGAAGTGGGTGGCAATATCGGTTACTCTTAACCTCGTACCAACCGTGTCACGGAGAATCCTCAACGCAAGTTTCAAAAACAGCCTTTCGGAACTCTTATACATTTCCTCGGTTGCTTTCGCTTTCGTTTCCGTTGCCTGCCATCCATCACGGAGTACAACGGCACTACCCGTGTCACTTGTGCTACTACCGCCATTTCGGTTAGGCACTGCGCAGATTTCAAATATGGTCTGCACAATATCCTCTTTGAGTGTCTGCACATCTGCTTGACTCATGGGTGCAGACAAATACTTCGCATCTGCTCCAAGGGGCAAGCACATCATCTTCCACTCATCTATTTTCTCACGAACTTCCTCTGTTACCTCTGCACCGAGAATTGCCAAGAAGCTGTTTACACATTGGACAATATCATCCATACGATTACTCTGTAATTCATCAAGCGCATCAAGTAACGGCATTACCGTTTCAAATACTCCCAAACGAGCGTTCTCTGCGGGGTATTCAATTATCGGTATCATTCCAAGCACATGAGGCTTTTCGATAAGCGGAGTGCCGACATCTCCAAACTCAAAATAACTGTTTTCGGTGTAGACGTTATACACCACGTTTCCATCTTCTTGCTTAACGCAATATACGCCCATCAACGGACGCTCATCAACGTCATTGCTATAAACAACGAACGTTCTGCGAGGGTCGAGCGAATATATGCTGATCGGGGATTCATCGCTATCTTTCTCCCATCTCTTGTTTGGAAGTACCAAACGATAACTTGTACCCGCTATGTATAACCATTCAGCCAACGAATTATCACACGATGCTTTGTTGGCATCCGTCATATATCCGTTCAGTGCGTTTATGTCTGCCGCAATCTCATCATCCGCTGCCTGCGATACCGCATTTTCGCGTCGAACATACTGTATCGGTTCACCGAACACATATCCCTTGTGGAAACTTACTATCTCGTAAGCTCGATTCTCGTTAATCTTGTGGTTAATAGATTCACGAACCTCTTTGATTTTCTTTTCAATTTCCGTCTTACCCCGATATTCGCTCCACAACTTTTTTATGTCGTTTCGGTTCGTGCCATGGGTGGCATACGCCTTGGCAACTTCTTCTCTAACGTTCATTGATGTGATTTCGCTCGCATCGGTGTAGATTTTAAGACGACCATAGCTCACTCAAAATCACCTACCTATCTAAATGTACTATACCACTATATATAGTGTTTGTCAAGACCCCCAAACACAACATCTTGTGTTTAACACGGTCGTTTACCCACCGTTACCACTCTCGGACGCTCGGAAATAAACCCTGCCATCATCGCTAAACTATCCGCCGCGTCATCGTGCAAATTCTTCGCAGTAAACGAAAAACTCGTCAGCTCCGCCATGGCTTTTCTATAATCTTCATCACGACAATTACTGTTGCGGAAATAAAAATTCCTTATCGTCGGTGCGTGCTGTTCTATCCTCGTGAGCTTCGCCATGTTCGTTGGCGCTCTCTTGTGGCTCATATTTATCGAATATCCGTATTCCTCCCTCAAAATTCGGTACACGTCATCGGAATACTCCTCGCCTCCGTTATTCGCCTCCGTCTGCCCCATCTTCACTTTATGCGACAGAATCTTCGCTATAACCCTCGGCTTCGTGTGACTCTTATCCCTCTGGTCGAATATCCAATCGTGTATATACACGTCACCGCCATACACATATCCAATCGGCATACTTAAACTATCTCCGCCTCCCCATGCAACGTCGTTCGTGAATACGATATTATCTGGCTCTCCATCCGGGAGAACTCCGTTATAATATCTTAAACTATCGGTGGCGAACGCCAATCCCTCTTTCTCAACTCCATGCTGCATGAACAAACATTCAAAATCCGCACTATCGATCGTGTTCTTAATATCTCTTATCTTCTCCGTTGTGTATCTATCGGGGTGTTCATACTCAAAATTACTTACCTCGTTTTCATCCCATACGGGTATCGATATAAAACGATATCGCGGGTCCTCTCCGTGTTCTGACTCCATCCTTCCTATCGGGTCATATGAACTCCATCTCGTTCCAAGCATTATCTGCTTTACGTTATCACCAATCATACGCGTGGTGAGCGTGGCCGTGTAATCACTATACAGCTTCTCCAATCTCTCGGGAGATCGGGCTTCTTCTTTATTCTTTACTAAGTCATCCGTTATAAGAAACGCATTCGCTCTCGTTCGACCCGTTACCGAACCACTCATCGACACTAATCCCAACGAGGGGAAATCTCCCGGCTTTCGGTAACTTATCGTCTTGTATTCCGCAGATACGTCGGGCATTCCCAAACCGGGGAATATTTCGTGGAAACAATATTCGGTTACATCCGTGAGCATCGCCCTCTCACTATCGAGCAACATCTTCGTCATACCATCGGAGTACGAAATATACATATTCGCCGCCATTGGATTTCTGCCGATAATATACGCCAACAAAAATTTAATCAGCGTCGTTTTTCCCGTTCCGGGAGGCAAACTAAATCCTAAATAAAGCGCATTCGGGTCATCTATGAACTCCTGTATCTGCGTGGCTATCTTATGCTTGCCCTCTAACACTTTACGACGGGGCAACCAAAACCTCGCTTGCGGTTCTCTGTTCCACTCCATGCCTATCATGAACGAGTCGAAATTATACTGACCCGCGTAAAAATACGTCCTCTTTATCAAATCGTACATCTCAACGGAACGGATCTTCTTCGCTTCTTCTCGCACCCATCTCACATACGGATCGGCTTCTTTTCTGTCCTCCACGCTCATTAACACGCTGAACGCATCTCGCAAACTTTCCTCCGTCTGCTTCGGTAATCTCTTAATCTTTTCAAGTACGGGTATATTCATTACAACGCCTCCGCTTCTTCCCACGCTTTATAGATTTTTTTGCCTTGTATAGCAAACCAATCAACCATTTCTTCGTTCTTCGCCCATGACACATCAAAACAACTTCCGTTATCTCTTATGCCACTTTCGTTAAGGAACGCATGAACAATCTCATGCCGTAAGAACATTTTTTCCCTCTCGGCTATCTTTTCTTGCGAATCCGCCTTCCACTCGTCGACGGTGTCAAGCATAAGTATCTCAATTCTTTTAAGGTCGGGGTCGCAAAATCCCCCATAACCTTTTTCCATCCTATCGACGGGCGTACGGATTATCTCATACTTCGTGCCTAATACATTTACACATTTCTCCATTACTTTTCCTCCTAAACAAAAATAAGAGCGCCCACCTTTTTGCCACCCTCGGCAATATGGTAGGCGCTCTCGGCGCTCTAATTATTTTCTTTTTCTTTTCGGTAACAACAAATCCGCTATCGTTACGGGCAACAATACCCATTTCAGCGTTTTTCTTAACTGCTTTCGCTTTAATATTTTAACGCGTTTCCCCATATCGAACTTCCTTATACCACTTACTACGGCTTATGCCTAATTTCGCACAGGCTTCCGTTACCGTCATTAACCCCTCTGCAACCTTCGCTCTGAAATCCTCAAACTCCGGTATTACTAAACTCTTTCGACCTTCTCTGTAATCCGGGTTCTTCGCTTTCGCCTCCGCTTTTCCATCGTTGAGCCTCTCGATTATCATGTCACGCTCATATTCCGCAAACGCCAGCAGCACCGTTACCATTAACTTTCCCATCGGCGTATTATCGGCAATTCCCATGTTCAGTATGTTTACCTTAATTCCGCGATTAACCAAATCCCTTACGAGCAACGATCCCTCCGCAGCAGTGCGCGCAAATCTGTCCAGCTTACATACAACGAGCGTATCTCCCGCCTCTAACTTATTCAGCAGCTTCGTGAACTTCGGACGCTCCATCTTCGTGCCTGTGTATGCCTCCAACACAACCTCCTCACAGCCCGCTTCGCGCAATTTCTTATCTTGCGCCTCTAAACTGTTTCCGTCCTCCCCGCCTGCATATCGCGTGGTGCTACTTACGCGGCCATATCCATATATCATTCTACGTCACCTACTTTGTAACACCCCTCGCGCACTCCTCGCGCCGTTTTCGGTTGGACTACTACTTCGTAACCGAGCGCATCTAAAAACTGTATGTAGGTGTCTACCTTCATGCTTTTTCCTCTCGACAAGCGATCACTGACCCCCGATACCGTTTTATAGCCTAAACGATCACGCAATACGTCAAGCGTAATCTTTGGTGTGCTTTGCTTCATGATGTCTTTGATGATTTCTATTTCGTTCATTTTAAACTCCCCTTTGCTTTTGGTACTCACAGTATAACGCATATTCGCGTAAATGTCAAGCCTCTTTTTTCGTTTTTGTAGACTTGCACAATTTAGAAGGGCCTTTTTTGTAAATTTTTCACTAAAAGGCATCACCCCGGCCGGACCTGCGGCCCGGTTCCCCCTCCCCCATAGCGCCGGCGGCAGCTCGACAGCATGACAAAAACGCGCATAAACAAAACAGATCACGCACACAACACACAACACACAACACACACAACACACAACACACAACGCGCGACGCGATCCGGCAGCGCTGCAATGTGCGCAAACTGTGCAGTTTATGAACAAACTGTAAATAACGCGAAAACGCGCAAAAACTTTTATTAAACCTATTGACTTTTACGCGAAAATGCGTATAATAAAAGCAACAACGCGAAAACGCGTAAATAATACGACTTGCAAAGGGGATAAAACAAAATGAAAAAATTTATTGAAATTTGGAAAGAGATCAAAACACTAACAGCCGAAACGAACGACAGCGAAGCACGCGCAGAAAAAGAAGCCGCGCGCCTTGATTTTGTCGCCGATCCGAAAAACGCCGCCGCGCGCGACGAATGGAAAAAAGCGCTTGATAAATACGCGGCCGTATGCACGGAAAACACAAACCAAAAAATTAAAATTGAATTGTTAAAAGGTAACGCGCGCATCGCGCTCGCGTCGGAGGTTATACCGGTTATTTGTGAAGTATGGAATAAATACGCCGGAAAAAAGCACGGGCCGAAAACAAACGAAAAAATTAAAAATGAAATAAAAGAAAAAGCAAATATATATTTTTATTTATCTCAGCGCAGTTATAGCGGATCTGAATTTAATATATCGCCGTACGGCAACGACGGCCGCAATTTATACGGTTTTGATATTACGATATCAACAATATACGACAGCGAAAACAAAGAATATAAAAAGGCTGTCGGCGTTGACAACGTTATACAAACAATAGCGCCGGAAGATTTACAACTTATTTATATATCACGCGAATATATCGACGACCCGGACGCCGTAATAACTCAGCTATACGAATTAAATAAAAAAGCGCGTGAAGCTCAGGAAGAACTCGAACGCATAACGTACGAATACAACGCGTTAACGCGCGGAGCTATTAAACAAATAAACGCGCGCGAAACTATTACACAGTGGATCATATAAAACGGAGGTTTAAAACAATGTTATTAAAAGAATGGAATAATTACACGGTACAAAACGCACGCGCGGAACGATACGCGCAAAAAATACAAGATCATTTAATTTTTATAAGCGGACGCCGGGAACGGCGCGCGGGCGATACGTTCGGCCTCCCGTATACGTCAAGTAGCGCATACGCGGCGATATGGAACACGAACACGGACGCACGCACAAAAAATGGCTTGCATTTTGAAGGCGTCGCAATAAACGCCGCCGGGGATCCTGTCGGAATATTCACAGAATACGACGAAAACGGCGACGAAAAAAACACAGTATTTTTAACAATAGAAGAATTTTATAAAATGGAGGATCTAAAAAAATGACAAATGACGAAGCATTAAAAATCTTTAAAAAATACGATCCGACACTATACGAATATTATATAAACAACGCGCATTTAATATCATATAATGCGCGGAATTATGCCGAACTTCTAAAAAATCAAAATTCTTGCATCACTTGCAAACAAGAAATAAATAGCGAGTATTTTGAAGGTGTAAACGGGCGTATATGTGCGAAATGCTTAAAAGAGGGCGGCGCATATTATGCACTAAAAAGCGAAAATTTAATAAAAATTGAAAACGGAGGAATATAAAATGATACTAAAACACTATTACAAAAACGCCGTCCCCGTTGGCGTATATCCGCTATGCAATTTTGGCGGGCTTGCTATTTTAGCGATTGACGGCGAAAAAGCAATAGCCGCTTTTAATTGGGGAGAAGGATATAAACAAATCCGGCGCCACACTATTTATTATACCTATACCGGCCGCGCGTACATACGCAAAAACGGCCGCCGCAATTATTTCGATCAAATTATGAAAACGAACGGAGGATTTTAAAATGAAAAATATTGATATTATTACAGCTTGCCAAAAAGCAAAAGAGGCATTAAAAAACAACATGAACGGAAACGCCGCCGAAATTATCAACGCTTTACAAGAGGCCGCCGAAATTATCAACGCTTTACAAGAGGCCGCCGAAATGGATCAACGCGCCGAAAAAGCAAAAACAAACGGTAAAAAATCAATATACGCGGCCGCAATGCGCATATTAAAAAATAGCGCCGCTTATAATCAAACACGGCCCGCGCTGCATTATTCATATAACGACGGGCAGCGCGTGACAATTTGCGACGGCTTCCAAATGATACAATTTAACGCCGAAACGGCGCCAGAGCTGCCCGCGCTGCCTGCCGACATGGAATATATCAACGCGGCACGCCTAATAGATCCCGCCGCCGAAAACACCGACGCCGTAACGCTGCCGAATATAAACGACCTAAAAAATTATATTAAGATCGAAAAAGCAAAACAAAAAGCCACAAAAAATAAAGATGGTATTTTATTTAAACTTATAACAAACAACCAAAATATAATATTTGTAAACGCTGAATATTTACGTAATGTATTAAAATGTTTGCCGGGCGCAGTAGCGAGAGCGCACGCAAACAGGCCGTTAAACTGCATATATTTTGAAAACGACAACGGGCGCGGGCTGTTAATGCCCATAAGAAAATAAGAGAATAACAAAATGATTATATATATTATTCTTTTTATCTTATATTTTCCGCTCGCCGTAATACTTGAATTATCAAAAAAATATAAATAACAATTTAATACCGGCGCCCGCGCCGGTTTTTATATGGAGGTTAAACAATGTTTACAAACGCCGAAATATCAGAAATGTTTAGAATGGGAACGTTAAACGGAAAACAGATAGAACGCGGAAAAATATTAAAATCGCACAATAGACACGCGCAATTCAGTAAATGTGTTGTAACTGTAAATCGTGAATATTACGAAATAACGCAAACATTCCCATATAAAGAAAACGCCAAAAGCAACAAACACTCGCCCGAAATAACCGTATATTACGAAATCAAACCATTATAAACAACAGCCCGCCGGCGATCCCGGCGGGCCTCTTTTTTATTCCGTTATATAATAGCGGCGCGATCTGTTAAAATCGTTTTATTGAGCCAAATTTGCCGTTTTAAGCGGCGTTTTATGTTTGCGCGAGTAAATACCCACCAACACAAAAACACGGTTTAAATGGCGTTTTTGAGCTTTTGAGGCTATACCCTCATTTTACCACATTTTACCACAAGGCAAATGGTAAAAAGTGGTAAATATCAAAAAATGGGTCGGTTTTTGAGTGCCTTTTTTAAAGGGTCCCCACTTGAAAATATAGGCTTTCCATAAAAAGTCGTGAAAGTCGTGAAAGTTGCCGAAAGTCGTAAAAGTCCTGAAAGTTTTCGGCTATTCAGGCAGCTCATCATATTTCGACTCAATAACGTCGATAGGCGTATCTTGAGCCATAGCATTCGGTGTAACGACATACTCTTGCTTATCTTGATACCCAAAGTTGTTTTTACCAAGAAAGATAGCCGTTACGGGATTTATCTTGCCGCCCAAAGAATAACCCTCCCATAGAGCCTCCAAAGAGTTGTAAGCCGATTTAATAATCTGTCTGCACTCATCAGACATAGCAACATTCCTACCGGGAATATCGTTGTTAATTTCCCAAAGTCGTCTGCGATCCATACCGAAGGCAAGCGCCATGGCTGCAACGCCGGGTTTCATATCGTGGTCGGCACAGAGCTGAAAATAATCAAGCATACGACCACGAAGTTGTTCGGGGTCGGCAACATCGATCTTGGGAAGTGATGCGATAGCAAGAGCGAAAGTCGTATATTTGTTGTTGTCACCTTCCGGGATTTCGACGGTAGTGGGAAGGTAGTTTGTTTTAGGTTTTTTGATAACTTGCACAGGGTCCTTAGGCGTAGCCATAATAATTCCTCCTTAGAATGTGTAATAGTTTTTTTGGTGCGGAAATCCGTGTTTTTTTACACGGAAATCCGCAGAAATTAATCCGCAGAAAATCGGTGTTCCAAGTGAACCAAGTATTTTTGACTACCATCCTTATATAATTAAAAAAACTATATATTTCACGGGTTTTTAAGGTTTTTTTGCTTTTATATTTACTTACCTTATTTTTACTTGGTACACTTGGTACACTTATAAAAAAATAAAGAAAATAGGGGTTATAGGGGCAAAAATCGCCATTTTTGTGTACCAAGTAAAATTTTTTGACTTGGCACACACTTGGCACAGCTTGGTACACCGTGAGGTAGTGTACCAAGTAAGTGTACCAAGTCAAAACACGAAAATGCG